TGGTATGTTTGACCTGTTGGGGTCTTCCCAGCGCGATACCCTCGGGTAAGGATTATTTATGGACCAGGAGCAATTAAATAAACGCATCGACAAGATGTTCGAGAACCGCAGAACGTGGGAATCACTGTGGCAAATTGCGTATGAGTATATGGCCCCGGAGCGGGCTTTTTTCCATAAGGCGGCGCATGAGAAGATTCACGGGAATACCGGAGAGCATATATTTGACTCCACGGCGATAGATTCCGCCGAGCGGCTCGTCAACTTGATTGTGTCGGGGTTGATACCCCCCTGGTCGCCGTGGTTTCGGCTGGTACCGGGCCGGACCATTGTCAACCCTGAGCAGAAAGAAGCCTTGCGCCCCCTGCTGGAGTACGCGGAAAACCTGATACACTCCGTACTGGCGGAGTCTAATTTCTACCAGGAAATGCAGCCCATGCTGCTTGACCGGGTTATCGGAGGCACGGGCGCGCTGTCATTTCTGCCGGGCGATGATGGTGTTGCGTTTAAGGCACTTCCGCTAGCTGAGATTGCCCTGGAGGAAGACAATAGCGGCGAGGTTTCCGCTGTGGCGCGTAAATACTACCTATCCCTCCGTGATCTTATGCGGTCCTGGGACGTTCCTGAAGATTTCCGCCTCTCAAACGAGAAAAACCCGGAAGAACCCCGTCATGAGGTGCAGACTATAGCCGCCAAGGATGCTACCGGGATGTGGCAGTATTTGGTTCGGTTAAAAGAACCCCGGCATGTGCTTGAGACCCGGATAACACCTTACCCTCCCATCCTCGCTACTCGCTGGACCCGGCTGCCCGGCACTCCGTATGGACGGGGGCCGGGCCTTCGGGCTTTGGCGGATGTGAGGGCGTTGAACAAGATCAAAGAGTTATCGCTACAGAATGCGGCCAAGGCGGTTACGGGTATTTATACCGCGGTCGATGATGGGGTATTAAACCCATATGTGCTGTCGCTGGACCCTGGGGCCATTATTCCAGTGGCGTCAAACAGCCCCAACGAGCGATCCCTTGACGTGCTTCCGCGATCAGCTGATTTTGATGTTGCGATGTGGTCTATCGATGAGCTTCGCAATAGCATCCGGTCGATATTTATATCCGATCAGTTTGGTCCGCTTGATCGTACTCCGCGCTCGGCCACGGAGGTAGCGGAAAGAACCCGCATTGTGGCACAGGAGCTGGGTGCGACTATCGCCCGGCTCCAATATGAGCTTTTGATACCCGTACTTCGGTCGGTGTTCAAGTGGTTGGCCGACCGGGACATGCTTCCGCCGGAATTAAATATTGACGGAACGAACATCAATGTGGAGTTTATCAGCCAGCTGGCCCAGGCTCAGTGGGCACAGCAGGAACAGAATATAGTACAATTCATGTCGATAATGACCGAGTTCGGCCAGATTGACCCGAAGGCGGGTTTGCTGGTGGATATCCACGCCGCCGGGCGGAAGGTGGCGGAGATTAAGGGGATACCTACGGAAATTTTGCGGACTTCCGAGCAAATTGAGATGCTGATGCAGGAGGCCGCACAGAATATGGAGGCCATGGATGATGGAACAGGAGAACAATCCAGCGGTGGATGAACGCCGGGAGCTTAGCCGGTGTATTCAGCGGGCTTTGACCGGCCCGGAACAGAAGGTATTGAGGAAATGGCTCAGGCAAACGGCGTTTGGGGCGTCCTATATGCCGGGGCGCGAGGCGGATAAAGTAGCTTGGCTGGAAGGGAAACGGGCATTAGCCGTGTTTATGCTTAAAGAGGGGGGGTACGATGAGTGAAGAAACTACGGCAACGCAAACTGCCGAGACATTATTTGATGGGGTTGATACGCCGGAAACGGATGTAGCACCGGGGCAAGGAGATAACGAACCTAACCCGCAGGGTAACGATCCGGATACCCCGGTGAACACCGACCCGGCGACCCGGCCGGAAGGGTTGCCGGAGAAATTTTCGTCGGTAGAGGAACTCGCCCGGGCCTACAATGAAATGGGTAAAAAAATAAGGGATAAATTTAACCTCCCGGAAGGGTATGATTCCCCCGACCAGTTGCTTGAGGAATTTACTCAGCTCAAGGAGAAGAACCAACCGCCTGAAAGTTATGAATTAAAGCTCCCTGAGGGGGTGGACGAACTCTCTGAGGACGATGTCCGTCTTTTCAAGGAGGTTGGCTTAAATAGTGAACAGGCCCAAAAAGTGGTTGATTATGTTGTGGAGGCCGTTGCGCCCGCTGTGCGTGAAGCCCGGGCGGAGGTTGAGAAAGAACGTCTCGCCCGCGCATGGAACATGGACCCCGAAGCGCCTTATTTTTCCGAGCGGATGAGTTCCATCAAGCAGTGGGCGGAGCAGAATCTTCCGAAGGCCGTGGTGCAGGAGCTGTCGCAATCTTCCAATGGGGTTAATGCTATTTATAAAATGATGCAGGTCGGGTTTGAGAAGAACCAGGTGTCAGGACGAACTGACGAACCACAATTTAATATGACCGACATTCAGAGTATGGTTAATGACGATCGCTACTGGACCGACGCGGCCTTCAGGCAGGAAGTGATGCGAAAAGTACAAAGTTTGCACAAAAGATAATTGACAAGACATTAATATTATGTTATTATAATAAAAAGCCACTGGCATAACCGCTTGTCGGCCCCGGTAGCTTGAATCTGGCCCCTCAGTACGAGGCACAACCAGAAGGTTAAGTCGTTACTATTAACTTTTTGAAGGGGGACCAATCATGTCTGTCCATGTTCCGACAAGTTTTATTCAGCTTTACGCCAGCGAGGTAAAAGCTGCCTACCAGCGGGAAGGAGCACTTCTCCGCCAGGCCGTTCGCGTGCGCGAGGGGATGGGTGCGGAGCGTATTTACTTTCCCAAACTCGGCAAAGGTATGGCCACCGCCAAAGGGCGCCATGCGGATGTCGTGCCGATGAACGTCGATCACGATCGGGTAAACGCTGATCCCAAGGACTACTACGCACCGGAGTATATTGACGAGCTCGACCAGGTGAAAATTAACTGGTCCCTGCGTTCGGAGTATATTCGATCTTCCGCCTGGGCTTTGGGCCGCCAGACCGACAATTTGATCATCGATGCCGCGTTAAACACCACCAACGAGGCGACAGAGACCGCTTTGAACCTTGCCGCCGTCACGGGGGTTTCCGAAGCTCTCATCAACAACGATGTTCCGCTTGACCGACAGCGGTGGGCTGTTATCAGCCCCGGTTACTTGAGTGACATCTTGGCTATTGATGGTGCGGCCAGTTCAGACTTCGCCCGGGAGCAGATTCTCAACACCGGTTCGGCGCCTGCCTACTGGATGGGGTTCAACTGGATTGTTCACACAGGCCTCGGCGATCACCGTGCGGACAATATTAACGGTATTTTCTTTCATACATCTGCGCTTGGCCTCGCCATTGCCCGCGATATTCAGACCTCCGTTGATTGGATCGCTACAAAGGTGGCCTGGTTGGTTAACTCCTGGATGTCCATGGACGCGGTGATGATCGAGAACGATGGTATCGTCAAAGTGAAAACGAGCTAAAGGAGGTATATCGTGGCTTTTAACAAAGATCATCTCAGTCTTATGGCTGTTACCGGTATAAAGGATGTGAATGGAGTCGCTAAGGGCGTTAATTTCTGGTTTTATCACGCTTATGGCGATGTTGCTACTGGGGCCGGTTATTTCGCTGATGCGCTCATCCTCGGCATGACCGAGGACGACCTCATCTTTATTCCTGATGATGCTGGTGGGACCCCGTTGCTCGGCGTTATTACCGACGCCGGTACCCTGGCGGATTTTGCCTTTCCTTCTGGGGTCGTAACTACGACTTAAACCAAAGAGGGGGTATCCATGTCAAGCCCATTGGCTGTTATAAACCGGGGGCTGGTACGGCTGGGAGTACCCCCTCTTGCTTCTTTGTCCGACGCGGACGCCCAGGCTCTTGCGGCAGCTACATTATACGATGAAGTTAAAAAAGCGGAATTGGCCGTGTTCCCGTGGTCTTTTGCCCTTCGTGAAACCGCCCTCCCCTTATTGAATGTACCGTCCCACCAGGAGCGTTGGACGGGATTCGATTATACGTACCAACTCCCACCCAATAATTTGAGAGTCCTAGGTCTTACTAACTACGATGCTTTTAAGTTGACCGGCGATCAACTACATACTAACACAGAAAACGCGAGATTGGTTTACATTGAAAATGTAGGGGAACAGAACTGGCCGGAGTATTTCCAGAAAATCGTGTCCTTTGAGTTCGCCGCGTCTGTGGCGATTTCGCTTACGGACGACAGTAACAGGGCCTCTTTAATGTACGGCCAGGCAATGGCGGCTCGGCGGACTGCCAGGTCTATTGATTCGCAGCAAACC